ATAGTGGGTAATGTAATACGATTAGGCTTAAAGAGCATAATATAATTTAATAGTTTATAATATTTAATCAATTGTAAGTATACAAAGATGCCAAAATCTAAAGAGCAAACTTTTTATCTAGGTAATAAGAATCTGCCAGTACCGGAAACTCAATTTGAGTGGACTCCAGAAATGGTAGAAGATCTAGAAAGAGCTAGAAAATCTATCTTACATTTCTCTCGCTTCTTTTATATAGTTAATCTAGATGAAGGTAAACAGCCTATTAAACTTTATCCGTATCAAAAACGTATATTAAAAGCTCTAGTAGAAAATAGATTTAACGTAGTATTAGCTTCTAGACAAATTGGTAAAACTACTATTCTTACTATATTTGCTCTTTGGATGATTTGTTTTAATGATGACTATAGAGTACTGTTGATAGCTAATAAAGAAGGTACTGCAAAGAATATATTTAAACGTATTCGGTTGGCATATGAAATGCTACCTAACTTTTTAAAGCCAGGTGTTGTAAACTATGCTAAAGAAGGTATGGAACTAGCTAATGGTAGTTCTATTGGTATTAGTACCACTACTTCTGACGCAGCTAGAGGTGAATCTATTAATTGTCTTCTTATTGACGAAGCTGCATTCATTCCTGCAGAATTTATGAACGATTTCTGGGAGTCGGTATTCCCGGTCATTACATCTTCGAAAAAATCTAAAATCTTTATGCTTTCAACCCCAAATGGGGTGGGTAATCTGTTTTATAACATTTATACCGATTCTTTAGATAATAGTAACGGTTGGCATAATGAAAGAGTTGACTGGTGGGAAGTGCCGGGTAGAGACGAAAAATGGAAAGAAATGACTGTTAAGGCTCTCGGTTCTGTAGATGCATTTAATCAAGAATATGGAAACGAATTTAGAGCTGCAGGAGAAAATGCTCTTGATAAAGATCAAATGGAAGAGTTTGAAAAGTCAGCTCCAGATCCAATATTAGAAAGCGAAGACGGATGCTATCAAATTTGGAAACCAAGACAGGAAAAACATTTTTACGCTATAGGGGTTGACGTAGGGGAGGGCATAAGCCGTGCCAATTCTACTATACAAGTACTTGATATAACCGATTTAATTAATATAGAACAAGTAGCTGTATATGCTAATAATAAACTAGACCCGTTTAATTTTGCCGGTCGTCTAGTAGAAATTGCTCATGAATGGGGACGTCCACCATTATTAATTGAACGTAATAATTGTGGTGCGCAAGTTGTTGATGCTTTAGTACATACCCACAATTATGAATCTATTGTAAAATATACCCCTAGTATGGGCACCTATACTGACAAGGTAGAAAAAGATTCTCGCCTGGGAATATACTCTCACACTAATAGTAAATTTAACGGTATGTCTAATTTGCGTTACTGGATGAGTACTCTTCGTACGCTTAAAATTTACGACAAGAAAACTATTAATGAGTTTAAAACTTATGTTCGTCAACCTAACGGGGTATGGAAAAAACAATCTGACCGCTATTTAGACGATAGAGTTGAAGCTCTTATCTGGGCTCTATTTGTACTAGATACTAAAGTTATAGAACAGTTTTACGAAATACTAGAAAAAGATAGTAACGGTAAACCTCTTAAAATTTTACCTTTAAATTGGGACCCATATGAAGTAGCTGAAGCTAGAATTCCTAAACAAGAAGAACTTTATAATCGATTTGGAAAAGGTAAACAAGATACATTGGGTACAGTTCGTAACCCCGCTTTTATAGGTAGTAATAATAAAACAAATGGGGATGTAGATGAACTAATTGGTCAAGGGTGGCGTCCGTTAGGTATTAATAATTCTAACGGACCTTCTTACGGTTTTATTTCGTAAAATAAAAAACCCGTTGATTGCTCAACGGGTTTAATTCTAAAAGCTTACTATGTCTTATTCGAAAGCTTTTTTACCGGTAGTTGCAACTGTACCAGAGCCTACCTTATTGTTCTTGCCTTGAAGAGCGGCATTATTGCCTTTTTCTTCTTTTGGCTGTGGCTCGTTCTTGAGGGTGCCCTTGTCGGCTGTACCCTTTACGACCTTAAGATCACTTACGGTCTTGATCTTTGCTTTGTCATGAAGCTGTTCTGACTTAGCACCAGAACCTACACCTGCATGGCCGAGATCTTGGGCTTCTACTTCTTCTTCGATTGGAGCTTCGTGCTCGCCTTCTTCGCCCATATTCTCCATACCTTCTGCATCAGCTGGACCTTCGCCGCCTGCCATTTCATCTTCTCCACCAGCACCGCCACCTAGCTGAGCCATTAATAGGTCATGTAGCTTCTGAGCGGTTTCGCGGTCAAGAGTAATTGTTACTTCGGATGTTTCTTCACCACCCATATCGTCGCCGGTATCGGCATCCGCTGCTACGTCGTCAGCTGGTGGAACACCGGCATCTGCACCCATATCAGCATCTGCGTCTTCTGTGAAAGGAATACGCTTAATAGCGTCTTCGTACAATTGGTCGAATTTTAATTTTGACATAGTAAATTTTGGTTTGTAATTATATTTATTATTCTCCCCTGCAGATTCCCGTACTTTTTCTTTAGGAGTAGTATTTTTTGCTGCATCATCCTCGTGTACGTTTTCTTTTGAATCTTCTTTTTTGTCTGTGTCTTCAGAAGTTTCAGCAGTCTCTTCTCCTTCTTCTTTTTTCATTTTGCTCTTATCTGTACCTGGATCTTGTTTTTTTGAAACCTTTTCAAATTGATTTCCTTTTAATCCTTCAGGGCCAGTCTTTTTAGCTAAATGTACTTCATCTCCTTTTGCGCCTGGACCACCACCAAGAGCTGAGCCAGGTTTAACTTGTTTATTCTCTGGAAGATACTGCGTTGCGTCTGTTAGAAGAATATCCTGTCTTTGTTCAATTATAGTTTCAACAGGCTTACTGTTAATTGCAATATTGGAATATATGTCACCTAGGCTAGATAAATCTTTTAGCTTCATTTAAATATATTTAGTTTATCTGGCTTTATTTCTATGATTTATAGTAAATATTTTTAATGGCTAGCTATTTGTCAAAATACTGTACCGATACAGGACCATATGTGGCGCCTGGAACTGATGATGTAGGCCCACAGCTAAGCGGTGGATATAATTGTGTATACGGCACTACTGGATTTCGTTATCTAGATGTTGATAATACAAATTCAGAAAGACAGCTTTGGCAGAACTGGTGGAACGAGCAAATTCGTATATACGGTCAGGAAATAAATTTTTATATAAACGGATACAATTTATCTGCCCATGATTTCATTTATGGAGAAATGCCGCTGGTGCGTTATTCTACCCCATTACCAATGGTAATTGCTCTTACTTTAAGTAATGATAATGTAGTATTAAGCAAATTTGGATTACAAGGAGAAGCAGATCTAACTGCAATTATTCCTATCGCAACATTTACCAGCGTAGTAACAGCTATTAGCGGAGTTCTTTCTGCAGCTAACTACGAACCTAAAGCTGGGGATTTAATAGAACTTGCAGAGTATGGGCGCACTAGACCCGGCGGCCGTAGTGGTAAAGTTTTTGAAATAACAGAGCGTGTTGACGAAATGGGCGGCGAAAACAATCAACTTTTAGGTCACTATATTTGGATGATAAAAGCTAAACGCTTTGACTTTAATTATGAACTTGATGCACCACGTGAAGAACTTATGGATCAAGTTTATGATAATAAATTTGACGGCCAAGTTAATAATCTACCAAAGGTTATAGAAACTAAAGAATATACCCAGTTTGTAGATAAAGATTCTGCAGAGGTATTTAACTATAATGAAAATACTCAATCTAATACCGATGTTTATGGGGATTACGAAGATACAAATACTATAGTAAACTTTATTGGGGTTGCAAATACTTCAGGCGCAACAGTAGGTGCTTTAGGCGCTTCTGCAACAAATACGTATGTAGTTGTACAAAGTCCAAGCAATTATGCGCCGGTTCAAGCTGCATCTATTGCAGCTGCAAATACCGCTCAGCTATCCCTTTTAGCAGCCTTACTATCCGGAAACCCGGCATTAAGTTCACTATTAATTTTACCACCTTCAGGAGCCTGTTAAACAGCTTGCAATAATAAATATCTATATTCATGGCCGCTAACGACCCTACACTGATTTTTCCGCACGAGTTACCACAAGTAACGCCGACGTTACCCGATTTAATATTTCTAGAAAGAAATAACGGGGACGGAACTTACAGTTCATATAGTACAGCATTAAGTGCTCTTTCGGCAGCAGGTATTGTAGGGAGAGATGGAAATTCAGGTTATTCGGGATATTCAGGCGCAGGAGAGTCAGGTTATTCGGGTTACTCAGGCGCGCAAGGTTCAACATCCGCCTCAGGGTATTCCGGGGTAAGTGGTTACAGCGGCATAAGCGGTTATTCAGGATCTGGAGTTTCTGGTTATAGTGGTTACTCAGGCTATTCAGGCGAAAGCGGCTATTCTGGTATTAGTGGTTATAGTGGTTATTCAGGGCATTCCGGTTATAGTGGGCCATCGGGTTATTCTGGCTACAGCGCAGCGTCTGGTTACTCAGGCATAAGTGGCTATTCTGGCATTAGTGGTTATTCCGGTTATTCTGGCATAAGTGGTTATAGCGGTTATTCAGGCCTGTCAGGCTATTCTGGTATTTCAGGCTATAGCGGTATTTCAGGCTATAGTGGGGATTCTGGTATTAGTGGTTACAGCGGTATTTCAGGCTATAGCGGCTATTCAGGTATTTCAGGTTATTCTGGCCCTAGTGGTTATAGTGGTATTAGTGGTTACTCAGGTGTTTCTGGTTATTCAGGTATCAGCGGGTACTCTGGTTATTCCGGCTACAGTGGTATTAGCGGTTATTCAGGTACTAGCGGCTACTCAGGTGTTAGTGGCTACTCAGGCATTTCTGGTTTTAGTGGTTACAGCGGTATTTCCGGTTATAGCGGAGACTCCGGCATAAGCGGTTATTCAGGTATTAGTGGTTATAGTGGTATCAGTGGTTACTCTGGTATTTCTGGCTATAGCGGAAATTCTGGTATTTCAGGTTATAGTGGTGCATCCGGCTTTAGTGGTTATTCAGGTTATTCTGGGGCAGTAGGCGCGGTATCAGCATCTGGTTATTCTGGTATAAGTGGTTATTCTGGTATTTCTGGCTATAGCGGTGATTCAGGTATATCGGGGTATTCTGGTATTTCGGGATACAGTGGTATCAGTGGCTATAGTGGTTACTCAGGTATTAGCGGCTACAGCGGTGCCGTAGGTGCAACATCTGCGTCTGGTTATTCAGGCATAAGCGGTTACTCAGGCATAAGCGGTTACTCAGGCATTAGCGGGTTTTCAGGCTACTCAGGGTACAGCGGTATTAGTGGGTATTCAGGCTATTCTGGTTATTCGGGTATTAGCGGTTTTAGTGGCTTTTCAGGCATAAGCGGCTATTCCGGGTATAGCGGTATAAGTGGGTTCAGCGGTATTTCAGGTTATTCAGGTTATAGCGGTACTTCGGGATATAGTGGTACGTCTGGCTATTCAGGCTTAAGCGGTTATTCTGGTATCAGCGGGTACTCAGGTTATTCTGGTATTAGTGGCTATTCAGGCTATTCCGGTATCAGCGGTTATAGTGGTTATAGTGGTATTTCTGGTTTTAGTGGTTACTCAGGTATATCAGGCTACTCAGGCATTTCTGGTTTTAGTGGTTACAGCGGTATAAGCGGTTATAGTGGAGACTCAGGTTATTCAGGTATTAGCGGCTACTCTGGTTATTCTGGCTATAGCGGTATAAGCGGTTATTCGGGTATAAGTGGCTACTCTGGTTACTCCGGTATATCGGGGTACTCAGGCTACAGTAGCTTTAGCGGCTACAGTGGTATATCAGGTTACAGTGGAGACTCTGGTATAAGCGGCTACTCTGGTTTATCTGGTTATTCAGGTATTAGCGGCTACTCAGGTTATTCAGGTATATCGGGTTACTCAGGCTACTCCGGTATAAGCGGGGATGAAGGCATTAGCGGTTATAGCGGTATTAGTGGCTATAGCGGCTATTCAGGTACTTCCGGCTATAGTGGAGATTCAGGCATAAGTGGTTATTCTGGTATATCAGGCTATTCAGGTATATCAGGCTATTCAGGCATTAGCGGTTATTCAGGCTACTCAGGCATTTCTGGTTTTAGTGGCTATAGCGGCATAAGCGGTTATTCTGGCTTTTCCGGTTTTAGTGGCTACTCAGGCATTTCCGGTTATAGCGGAGATTCAGGCATAAGCGGTTATTCAGGTGTATCAGGTTATTCTGGTATTAGTGGTTATTCCGGTATTAGTGGTTATTCCGGTTATTCGGGTATAAGTGGAGACAGCGGGTACTCCGGTTACTCAGGCATTTCAGGATATTCTGGTATAAGTGGTTACAGTGGTTATAGTGGCCCATCTGGTTATAGCGGTTATAGTGGCATATCGGGTTATAGCGGGGTATCGGGTTATAGTGGTATATCAGGCTATTCCGGTTATTCGGGTATAAGTGGCTACTCAGGTATAAGTGGTTATAGCGGCTACAGCGGAGAAAGTGGGTATTCAGGCCCTAGCGGCTATAGCGGTATATCTGGGTATTCAGGTTTTTCTGGGTACTCAGGTATAAGTGGTTTTAGCGGAGAATCAGGGTACTCAGGCTATAGCGGTATTAGTGGCTATAGTGGTGTTTCTGGTTACAGTGGTATAAGCGGGTTTAGTGGTGTTTCGGGTTATTCTGGCGAATCAGGCTACTCTGGTATATCAGGCTATTCAGGTATTTCGGGCTATTCAGGGTATTCCGGCATTTCGGGTTATTCCGGCATTTCTGGTTTTAGTGGTTATAGCGGCATAAGCGGATACTCTGGTTCTGGAGTATCAGGCTATAGTGGCATTAGCGGTTATTCGGGCATAAGCGGTTACTCTGGTATTAGTGGTTATTCAGGCTACTCAGGCATTTCGGGCTACTCAGGTATCAGCGGTTATTCAGGCATTAGCGGCTATTCGGGTATAAGTGGTTACTCTGGGGAATCAGGCTACTCAGGTTATAGCGGTATCTCTGGTTTTAGTGGCTATTCCGGTACCAGCGGGTATAGCGGTATCAGCGGTTATTCAGGTACTAGCGGCTATTCAGGTACCAGCGGCTACTCTGGTTATTCAGGCATTAGCGGTTATTCAGGCTACTCAGGCATTAGTGGTTACTCAGGCTATTCAGGTATAAGCGGCTACTCTGGTTCCTCAGGTATTAGCGGTTATTCTGGTATTAGCGGTTATTCTGGTATTAGCGGTTATTCAGGTATTAGCGGCTTTAGTGGTTACTCAGGTATTTCCGGTTATAGCGGTATTAGTGGCTACAGTGGCTATTCCGGATATAGTGGTATTTCTGGTTATAGCGGTATAAGCGGTTATTCTGGTTATAGTGGCATAAGCGGTTACTCAGGCATTAGCGGATTTTCAGGCTATTCAGGCATTAGTGGTTATAGTGGCTATAGTGGTACTTCTGGCTATTCAGGTATATCTGGTTATAGTGGTTTTAGCGGTTTTAGCGGCTTCAGTGGTGCACCTGCAGTGGGTGTAACTTATTATTACACTAATAGTGCTTCTGATTTAAGCGCAGCTGGGTACTCTGTATTAGATATAGCCCCTGACTCTGATGCAGAAACGTTCTTCACAACAACGTTTACTCAGACGGCAGTTAATTTTATTGATCAAGTTACTCCAATTGGAGAACCAGGTGCAACGCAAATACCAGCTGGTACCTGGCAGTTTAATACTTGGTACTACGTAAGCCATGCTGGAGATGTTCGTCTTACATATTCTGTCTATAGCCGCACTACAGGGGGTACAGAAACTCTTCTTCTTTCTGCTCTTAGCTACTTTTTAACTAACACAGATATCAATAATCCAGTCCTTTCGGTCGCCAATTATACTATTGCGATCGCCAAAGTTTTAGATATAACTGATAGATTAGTATTAAAAGTTACTGCTGAATGCCCTCAAAATCAAACTAGAACGGTAAGAGTATATTACGAGGGCACTGACCACTACAGTAATATCTCTACAGGTATTTATAGAGGAGCTACAGGTACATCAGGTTATTCGGGTTATTCAGGTGCTGGTGTAAGTGGGTACTCTGGCTATTCCGGTATTAGCGGTTATTCAGGTATTAGTGGCTATTCAGGTATATCGGGTTATTCAGGCATTAGTGGTTACTCAGGCATTAGTGGTTACTCCGGCATTTCAGGCTATAGTGGTTATAGCGGCATAAGTGGTTACTCTGGCATTTCAGGCTATAGTGGCATATCAGGCTTTAGCGGCTTTAGCGGTGTATCAGGCTACTCAGGTATAAGCGGTTATTCTGGTATTAGCGGTTATTCCGGTACATCGGGACATTCTGGCTATAGCGGTATTAGTGGTTACTCAGGGTCTAGCGGATATAGTGGTATTTCCGGGTATAGTGGCTATTCCGGTATTAGCGGTTATTCAGGTATAAGTGGTTATTCAGGTCAAGACGGTGGTATGTTGACACCGAGCACGTATGTGGTCCGCGCCACTAAACAAGGCGGTACACAAAGTATTAGTTCTGCTATTGATACTGTTGTTACGTTTGCAGACGACTTTGACCCGCGTAACTGGTTTGCTTCTAATAAGTTTCAGCCAACCGTTGCTGGTTATTATGCTGTAAATGTTTCTGTTTGGTGGGAAGCAGGGGTGGACAATACTGAACAAAATAATATTCAGTTAAAAAAGAACGGAACCACTCAACTAGCAATTCAGCAAGATCCAGTCAATACTACTAACGGTCGAGGACAATCTTTATCGACAATAGTTTACTTTAATGGGTCTACTGATTACGTAGAAGTGACCGCCTTTACAGGCGCGTCAGCAGGACAAAATATTAACAGTGCCGGCACCGGTACGTATTTTACAGCGGCATTAATTGCTTATGGTGAGTCCGGGTACAGCGGCTATTCAGGTCCCTCAGGTATAAGTGGTTATTCCGGGCCTTCAGGCTACTCAGGTTATTCCGGTCCTTCAGGTTACTCAGGCATTTCAGGTTATTCTGGTATAAGCGGGTTCAGTGGTTATTCTGGTATTAGTGGTTATTCCGGTATTAGTGGGTATAGTGGTTATTCAGGGTTCAGCGGTACTAGTGGTTATTCAGGCCGGTCAGGCTATTCCGGTATATCAGGGTATTCCGGTATATCAGGGTTCTCAGGTTATTCAGGCATTAGCGGCTATTCTGGTTCCGGGGTTTCCGGTTATAGCGGCATCTCAGGTTATAGTGGTATTTCAGGGTATTCAGGTTACTCTGGTATAAGCGGGTTCAGCGGTGTTTCGGGTTATAGTGGTATAAGCGGGTTCAGCGGTGTTTCGGGTTATAGCGGCTATTCCGGTTACTCAGGCATAAGTGGTTATTCTGGCATTAGCGGCTATTCTGGCTATTCTGGCGTAAGCGGTTATTCTGGACCTTCAGGGTATTCAGGTATTAGTGGCTACTCAGGCTTTAGCGGTATTAGTGGTTATTCAGGTATTAGCGGCTTTAGTGGTTGGAGTGGTTATAGTGGTATAAGTGGTTATTCTGGTATTTCTGGTTATAGTGGTTTTAGCGGTTATTCTGGTATATCAGGTTATTCTGGTTACTCTGGCAGAAGTGGTTATAGTGGCTATCAAGGGTTTCAAGGAGTCCAAGGCGTTCAAGGCGTCCAAGGTGCTTCTGGTTATTCCGGTATTTCTGGTTATTCCGGTATTAGCGGCTACTCTGGTATATCAGGCTATCAAGGCTTCCAAGGAGTACAAGGGGCCTCAGGGTATTCAGGTATTTCTGGTTACAGTGGGTATCAAGGCTTCCAAGGTGTACAAGGTGTACAGGGCGTGTCTGGTTATAGTGGTAATAGTGGTTACTCTGGTATATCAGGTATTAGCGGTTACTCGGGTATATCAGGCTATTCTGGTTATTCAGGTATTATCGGTTTTTCAGGCGTAAGCGGTTACTCAGGCATTAGCGGTTACTCTGGTATATCAGGTATTAGCGGTTACTCGGGTATATCAGGCTATAGTGGTATTAGTGGCTACTCCGGTATATCTGGTTATTCTGGTAGATCTGGCTACTCAGGTTATCAAGGAGCTCAAGGCAATCAAGGCAATCAAGGCAACCAAGGCAACCAAGGCGCTACTGGAGTACAAGGTGTATCAGGCTATTCAGGTTATCAAGGCTTTCAAGGTGTACAAGGCGTACAAGGCATACAAGGGGTCCAAGGCGTATCAGGCTATTCCGGTACATCAGGTTATAGCGGTATTAGTGGTTATTCCGGTGTATCAGGTTACCAAGGCTTCCAAGGCGTACAAGGAGTACAAGGCGTATCAGGGTATTCCGGCAGAAGTGGTTATAGTGGCTATCAAGGGTTTCAAGGGGTACAAGGAGTACAGGGAGTTTCAGGGTATTCCGGTATATCAGGGTATTCCGGCAGAAGTGGTTATAGTGGCTATCAAGGGTTTCAAGGTGTACAAGGAGTACAAGGAGCTTCAGGTTATTCAGGCATAAGCGGCTATAGCGGTATTTCTGGTTTTAGTGGTTACTCAGGTATTAGTGGTTACTCAGGCATTTCTGGTTTTAGCGGCTATAGCGGTATTAGCGGTTATTCTGGATACTCAGGTATTAGCGGTTTTTCAGGGGTAAGCGGCTATAGTGGTATTAGTGGCTATTCTGGCATTTCTGGTATTAGTGGCTATTCTGGCATTTCTGGTTTTAGTGGCTATTCTGGCAGAAGTGGTTATAGTGGTTATCAAGGCTATAGCGGTTATAGCGGCATAAGCGGCTACAGTGGTTTTCAAGGTGCCGCAGCTGCATCAGGCTATTCTGGTTTTTCGGGATATAGTGGTTATCAAGGTGCTCAAGGTGTACAAGGGGCTTCTGGTTATTCTGGTATAAGCGGTTATTCTGGTATCTCAGGCTATAGCGGTTTTCAAGGGGCTGTTTCGGCTTCAGGCTATTCTGGCTACCAAGGTTTCCAAGGCGTACAAGGCGTACAAGGCAATCAAGGTAACCAGGGTAACCAAGGCGCTACCGGTGTACAGGGTGTATCAGGTTATTCTGGCATAAGCGGTTATTCTGGCTTTAGCGGTTACTCCGGTATTTCCGGCTTTAGCGGTTATAGCGGTATAAGCGGTTATTCCGGCATAAGTGGCTATAGCGGTAGATCGGGTTATTCAGGTTATCAAGGCTTCCAGGGAGTACAAGGGGTACAAGGTCTTTCAGGTTACTCTGGCATATCAGGCTACTCCGGTATTTCTGGTTATAGTGGTTTTAGCGGCTTTAGTGGTTATAGCGGCTTTAGCGGTATAAGCGGTTATTCTGGTATTTCTGGTTATTCCGGCATAAGTGGCTATAGCGGTAGATCGGGTTATTCAGGTTATCAAGGCTTTCAGGGAGTACAAGGTAGCCAGGGTAACCAAGGTAACCAAGGCAATCAAGGTAACCAAGGCAATCAAGGTGCAACCGGTGTACAAGGCGTGTCAGGGTATTCTGGTTATCAGGGGTTTCAAGGTGTACAGGGCGTTCAAGGCAATCAAGGTAACCAGGGCAATCAAGGCGCTGCTGGCGCGCAAGGTGGTGCCGGTGTACAGGGTGTATCGGGATATTCAGGCATAAGTGGGTACTCCGGTATATCTGGTTACTCAGGTATATCTGGTTACTCCGGTGCTAAAGGCGCAACTGGTGCACAAGGTAACCAAGGTAACCAAGGCAATCAAGGCGCGACCGGTGTACAAGGTGTTTCTGGTTATTCAGGATATCAAGGCTTCCAAGGGGTACAAGGAGTACAGGGTAACCAAGGTAACCAGGGCAATCAAGGCGCAACCGGGGTACAAGGTGTTTCTGGTTATTCTGGTATATCTGGTTATTCTGGTATATCTGGTTACTCAGGAGCTAAAGGTGCAACCGGCGCACAAGGCAACCAAGGCAATCAAGGCAATCAAGGTAACCAAGGGGCTGTAGGGGCTCAAGGTGTTTCTGGTTATTCCGGTTACCAAGGGGTTCAAGGCGTACAAGGCGTTACTGGTTTACAAGGAGCAACAGGCACTCAAGGGGCTGCGGGTCAACAAGGAGCTACTGGTGTACAAGGTGTATCAGGTTATTCTGGTATTAGTGGTTACTCTGGTATATCAGGCTATAGCGGCTTTAGCGGTATATCTGGCTACTCAGGTGTTAAAGGAGCTACTGGCGCTCAAGGCAACCAAGGCAACCAAGGCAATCAAGGAGCCCAAGGGGTACAGGGGGTATCTGGCTACTCTGGTTATCAAGGGGCCCAAGGCAATCAAGGTAATCAAGGCAATCAAGGCGCAGCTGGAGCACAAGGCGCAGCCGGTAGTAATGGTGCCCAGGGCGCCGCTGGTAGTAATGGAGCTCAAGGGACTGCAGGTGCCCAAGGTACAGCTGGAGCTCAAGGTGCAGCAGGGGCCCAGGGTGCTACCGGTGTACAGGGTGTGTCTGGTTATTCTGGTATTTCTGGCTATTCAGGTATATCTGGCTATTCAGGAGCCAAAGGTGCTACTGGTGCGCAGGGTAATCAAGGTGCTGCTGGTACTAATGGCGCACAAGGTGCTGCCGGCGCTCAGGGCGCTGCTGGTACTAATGGCGCACAAGGTGCTGCAGGCGCTCAAGGTGCAGCTGGAGCTCAAGGGGCAGCTGGGGCACAAGGTGCTACCGGTGTACAAGGTGTGTCTGGTTATTCTGGTATATCTGGTTACTCCGGTGCTAAAGGTGCAACTGGAGCACAAGGCAATCAAGGTAATCAGGGCAATCAAGGTAACCAAGGGGCTGCAGGAGCTCAAGGCGTACAAGGTGTTCAGGGTGTACAAGGTAATGCTAATGCTACTGGTACTACAAACTTTGTAGCTAAATTTACTTCTGGTACCGCTCTCGGTAACAGCCAGATATTTGATAACGGTACTAACGTGGGTATTGGTACCCAAGGAGCTGCATACAAACTTGAAGTTAGCGGTTCATTTGCTGCTACTACTAAGTCATTCGTAATTGATCACCCAACAAAGCCTGGTAAGAAGTTAGTATACGGTGTAATTGAAGGGCCTGAACATTCTGTATTTATCCGTGGTAAAACTACAACTAACATAATTGAACTTCCAGAATATTGGGCTAAGCTTATCGACGAAAATACTCTTACAGTACAACTTACACCAGCAAATGCATTTCAAAAACTCGTAGTGGTAAGTGTAAGCAGTAATCAAATAGTAATTAAAAACGATAACTTAATAAATAGCTCTATAGACTGTTACTTCTTTGTACAAGCAGAACGTAAAGATATACCAAAACTAGAAACGGAGGTATAGTATGAGTACGTATTACTCCCCTAAGATAGTAACAGATGGATTAGCGCTTTGCTTAGATGCAGGTAATCCTAAAAGCTACCCCGGTACCGGTACTACTTGGACTGATATAAGTAGAAACGGATACAATGGTACCTTAACTGGAGCGACTTTTAGTAGCACTGGAGGCGGAAGCGTTGCATTTGACGGGGTTGACGATTACGTATCTTTTAGTACGGCAATATTAGCTGGTAGATCAGAATTAACCGTAGCAATGTATGTCTATCCGACTCAATCAGGTAATAATGGCAGTTTATTCGCTGAAGGATATAGCCCGGGAGAGTGGTGGCAATTTAACATAATTACTAGTATCTGGTATACTCGAGACACATCAACTGGAACTACAGGGGCGCGTAATAACGATTTATCAATAGATTATTTAACTCTTAATAAATGGAATTTTATTACTGCTGTCTATAGTGTAACCGGAGGGTATAAAAGATATTTTGTAAACGCAGTTCAAGTAGCGACTACATCAACGTCCATAGATACATTAACGACAGACAGAAACCCAGCTCAGAGCTTTTTAGGAAGACCGACTGACCCTGCGACTGCAAGTGACAAATATTTTAAAGGAAACATTTCCCAGGTATCCTTATACAGCAGAGCATTAACTCCCGCTGAAATACGTCAAAACTTTAACGCAACAAAAGGAAGGTTCGGTCTATAAGAGGTAGGTATAATTTAACATGAGCTACTATAACGGCCCCAAAGTTACAACTAATAACTTAGTAATGTATGTAGACGCTGCTAACTCTAAGAGCTACCCGGGTACCGGTACAACATGGACTGACATAAGCCGGAGTAATATGAATGTTACTGTATCAGCTACCTATACGTATAATACTAAAGAAGGTGGTAGCTTTTTTAATGGCACTGCAGGTAATAGTGACGGTATGATATTTTCTTTAACTAATTTTCCAAAAACTACCGGTACTATTGAAATGTGGGCATACCCGACTAGTTGGAGTGACGGTAATGGTTTAATTATAAATAGATCAACTACTACGTCTAATGCCGTTGACTGGCTCTGGCTTGGAGTATGGAGTAGTGGTTCTGTTTTATATTTTCGGTTAGGTGATGGTTCCGGCTGTTGTAATCTCGATAATACAGTAAGTAGCTGGTCAACGGTACACCCTGTTAGCTCTTGGGGTCATTATGCAGTAACCTGGAGTAGCGGTGAATCATCAACTATATATTTTAATGGAAGACAGCGCGCGTATAGAGCTATAACCTCTATACCTAGTACAAATCCGTCTGTTACTGGTCAAATAGGTATTGGCCATGAAGCTACTAATTCGCGATGGTTAGGCTATATTGCAAGTACTAAAATATATAACCGACAGTTAACCGGGTCAGAAGTACTACAAAACTTTAACGCTTCAAGAGCAAAATATAGTTTATGACTTTTATCTATATAATTTTTGATAGTACTGAAATTAATAAAGTTGATATTAATGAACTTTTAGTTTTTTCAGCTGATCCTGTTAGAACATCAAGTGTAACTCCCGGAAAAAGCTATTTAAAATACACAGGTAATATGCCGGAAAGTGTAAAGACTCTTGCAAGTAAGTCTCAAGAATATAATTATAACGACATTCAAAATTTTTTAAAAGACGAAAACTGGTCTTCTCAAATACCTTTTTAATATGGCTACCGGTAATTTAAATGCAGTAACCGACGGTTTAGTACTTTACATAGACACTAATAACATTAAAAGTTATGTAGGGCCACCTTTACAGAATTTTGCATCTCAAATTAGCATTACTACAGGAACCGGTACAGGTTATGCTTTTACAGGAAGTACTTCTACAGACTACGTGCCCGGGTTACAGTTATCTACTACTGTTAGTAACTGTGTAGCTCAAAATAATTATTCTGCTCAATCTTCATGGTGCTGTCCGAGTCTATTTGATTATGGTAATATAACAACCGGTATAACTGGTTCAACTTTATACACATACGGTATATTATATTTTAGTCAAAGTGGTTATACTCACCCTAACTACTTGTATCGTTATGAATATAATACTAACACGTATCTAACTGAGTCAGGAATTTTTAGCGACTCTAACCGATCAAATTTAGGTAGTGGTTGGTACTGGGCATGGGGTACTTTTACTACCCAGGCTACAACAAATAGATTAATATTATATTCTTTTTATTATAGATATAGTACTTTTACAGATAGAATTGCTATTGCAAAAGTAGCATTACTTAAAGGTAACTACACGGGGTTAAATCCTTTAAAATGGCCAGAAATAGGAATAAACCGCGGGGTCACTACCTGTCTTAAAGATCTTGCTGGTAGCAATACTTTTGATCTAACTAATACTGTTTTTGGCACTGATGGTAGTATTACCTTTAACGGGAGTTCTAGTTATATTATATCCCCGGAAAATTCGGCATTAAATACCCAAACACCAACTGTTGAAGTTTGGGTAAAGACAAACAGTCTTAATCAAAACGGATTCTGGTTTGAAAAAGGTCAAGTCAATACTCAATATAGTTTGTTTCAAGAAGGCACAAATATTTTTTGGCGTCAAAATGTTGGAAGTACTGTAACTTTATCTACATCTGCTGCAAGTTTTATATCTACATCTCAGTGGGCTCAAGTAGTTGGTACTTATACCAGTGGAGTAAGAAGATTGTATGTAAACGGTAGACTTGTAAATTCGGATACCCAAGCAGGTACAATTAGTACTAACACTAATGGTTCATCAATTGGGGTGTATGGTGGGTATAATGGTTCTAGAGGGTTTTACTATAATGGATCTTTAGCTATAGTAAAAGTATATAATCGTGCATTAACTCCTTCTGAAGTACTTCAAAACTTTAACTCTACAAGATCACGATTCAACCTTTAAAGAATAAATATTAACAATGCCAGATATTATCATCACGCCAAATCGCAATACTACAAGTAATCCACTGATTAACTTCGTAGGCTTGTCTGCAGGTAATAACCTTACCCCATCGGCATCTTCTATCTATTTAGTTGTGCTTCCTGAAGGCCAGGTAGCTTTTATGGGCACCGCTGGTAGCTTATTCAGTATTTCCGATTCTCTTAGCGGCTCATTAATGGCTGTAAGCGATCAATCTGGCTTACCTATTTTAGAAGTATTAGCGATGATAGAGTGGTAATGGGCAGATATAATGCTAATACCTTAGTAGTTTCAGGAGCATACGTAGGTATAGGCCGCTTACCTACAACTTATGCTCTCAATGTTTCAGGAGATGTTAATGTAACCGGGGCGTTTAGAATTAACGGCACAGCTGTAGTTGGTCCTCAAGGTAATCAAGGCAACCAAGGTAATCAAGGTAATCAAGGCGCTACCGGAGCTCAAGGAGCTGTTGGCGCGCAAGGCGCAGCCGGTGCTCAAGGTGCTCAAGGGGCTACTGGTGGCGGTGGTGCTCAAGGGGCATCCGGCTACTCCGGTATATCAGGTTATTCTGGTGTTAAAGGTGCTCAGGGTAATCAAGGCGCTAATGGTTCAAACGGTGCTCAAGGTACAGCTGGAGCTCAAGGTGCAGCAGGGGCCCAGGGTGCTACTGGTGTACAGGGTGTATCTGGTTATTCCGGTATATCCGGCTATTCAGGAATTAAGGGTGCACAAGGTAATCAAGGCAACCAAGGTAATCAAGGTGCTGCTGGTGCGCAAGGTGCAGCTGGAGCACAAGGAGCTCAAGGGGCGGCGGGTGCTGGTGGCGCCCAAGGTGCGCAAGGGGTACAAGGCGGAGCCGCGGCCGGAAGCTTTGACGCCTTTTTACTAGCGGGTATGTAATGCTTTAAAAAATAAAAAAAATTATTTTATTTTAATAGTAAACAAGTTATACAATTCCGGTACAAATTTTCCGTAAAGATCTACTATAATTTGTTTTCTTTTATTTGCATCTGAACTTCTCCACATTTCACGAACTTCTGATGCACCTGTAATCGGTTTACCCAAAACCTTAAAAGACATAGTCGGGGCCGTGACTATATAACCGTGTTTATCTAAAGTAACGCAATCGTTAACTGCTTTAAAAGGTTGATAATAAGTTGGATTACCGTCTTTTTTAAGTCCGAATTTAAAACGTGCGCCAGGACCAGTCATATCTTTAGCGCCTACTGCAAATATAGCTATAGTGCCACTTGGATCATATTCAGCTAATATTTCTTTGGCAAGATAAGGATTAGTAGCTTTTTGAACAGCGGTCCCGTTTACATTACTCGCTACTATCATTTTTTTGCGTTCATCAAACGTAAAAGGAGAATCTATAGGATCAACTTTATCAGATGTAGCTATAATAACATCTGCACCTGGAAATTGTTTTCTTAAACTATTATAAACTGAAGCATGGCCTAAATGAAATGGTTGAAATCTACCCGGGTAAATTACTACTACTTTACTTGGTGGTTTACCAACTTTCTTGAATGGGCTTAATTGGTTGCGTATAAAGAAATCACCGGTAATTTTAAAAATAATAGGAGCTACTTTTTTAGAATTTATTACTATACCTTCTTGAGTTGAGCCAGGCCCTAATTCAGAAGTTATATTATCTAGTATTTCTTTTCCGAGTAAACGGGTTGCGTGCCAAAAAACTATACCGTTTATAGCTGCAGGTATGTCTTTAGCATCTACTAAATCCCCTATTTGAGCTTGTCTTTCAATAACGTCTAAATAAAGTCCTTGGTTATTTGCTGCTATAGTTTTATTAGATTTTAAATGTACTGATTTATTAAGCGGGTTAATTGTTCGCTCTAGCCAATCTTTTAAAGATTTCTCTTCATTGTTTATAGTAAGAGAGCTTTGTAAAACTTTATTAAAATCAGGCGGGTTAACTAGTTGAGCTGGTATTTGATGTATAACTTTAAAATTATATTTTTCAGCAACTGCATTTACTTTTTCTACATATTGCTCTAAGACCTCTTTGTTATAAGGTATTTTTTGACTAGTATAACTTACGGAGCCTTTTATAAGGCTTTTTTTCTCTATAATTTTTTCAACTAAATGTATAGCTAAAAAGTTATTTTTATAACCTATTACGTTTGTACTGCCACTCACAAACTCAGTATTAAAAAATACAAACGGGTCATTATATAAACCTAATCTTCTGAGCTCTTCAGTAGTGTTAAGTAAAGACTCATTAAATATAGTCAATACTTGAGTACCAAGCTTAACCATACCTGGAGATTCAGAAAACCGTTCAGCAAGTTTATCTATAGTAATTCCTTCTTTTACGTCTTTTTTAGCCCCTCTATATAATGCAAATTGTTTAGTACCTGCAGGGGTAGTAATTAACCGTACACTTGCATTGGCACCGTCTATTTTTAATGGGGCGGGATTTTTGCTAAGAAACCGTACCGTTCTATTAAAAAGATCTATTAAATCTTGACCGGTGTTAACTCCATCATTATCAAACGGATGAGCCATGTGGCCACCTGCTCCGCCTTCGTTTAAGATAAAAAATCGTTGGAAATTCATTAGTCTAACCTGGTTAAGTTTAATCTAGACTTGGCAATAAACTGCCCTAACTGCTCTCTTGAAACTGTATCAAAAGCACCAAGTTTTGCATACTTTTTACGCCATAGTTCTAAATTTGTATCAAATTTATTAAGAATGGATTCAAGCTCTTTTAAAGCAATTTCAGTTTGTTTAGTTTCAATAGGGGTATCCGGCTCATACAATCCTACTTGTTTCCAATCAAGAGCTGCTTTGTCTTCTACTACAAAATCTCCCCCTAAACCTGAAACAGTATCATTATCTTCTTTAAGCAAAGTATACAATTTTAATAATTTACTGTTTTGATTCGAATACATTGATATTACTTATTGATTTCTTCTAGAATTATACTAACATATTTACATGGGAATGTTCGACAATATCAGTGTATCCGATCAGCTTCCTTTTTCGGAAGAAATGATTGCGCTTGGTTTAGATAAAAATAATCTAACTTTTCAAACTAAAGATTTAGAATGTGTATTAGAAACATATATTATACAGGATCGCAAACTTTATAGACAATACTATAAGTCAGAAGTGTACGTAGAGGGAGATGCTAAGTCCAAAAATTGGCTCGGTAGACTAGGACATATAGAAAGAAATGATCCATATCTCTCCCCAGTCGAGCATCACGGGGAAGTGTATTTTTATGAATTCATTAAAGATGTTAATGACAAATGGGACTGTTGGGTAGAGTTTAAAGCTACATTTACAAAAGGAAATGTAGACAAAATTGAGCTTTTTAAATTCGATAAGACCGATAACACAGAGCGGCGACAGAGGGAAAAACAGTGGCTAGAAGAAACAGAAAGACTAAAAAATATTTGGTATAACAAATATTTTTGTCATACTAGACCTTATCGATGGTTCTCGCATAGAGTTTGGTATACTACTTGTTATAAGTTAGGGAATTTTTTTCATAAAATTTCCCACAAGCTATGAAATTTTCTATAGTAATACCTACACTCAATCGTTGGGATCTTCTCAGTAAATGTCTTAAAAGTATTAAAGATAATACCGATTTAACTGACGGAGAAGTTATTGTAGTGTCTAATGGCTGTACAGATTATACAAAAGTACTTTTTGATATAGAATTTAAAAATAAGCATTTTCACATGATTCAATGGCATGACCCTTTAGGGTATCCTAAGGCGGTTAATATGGGACTTTCAGCAGCCACTGGAGATTACGTAATATTACTCAACAACGATACGGTTTTATTTGATAAGACTTGGCTTGACCAACTTCTTGAGCCTTTTTATAATCATCCTAAAGCAGGTGTAACCGGACTCATTAAGCGATATCAAGGCCATAAGCCTTGGGTACTTTTCTTTTGCGCAGCTATAAAAAGAGAAGTAATAAATAAAGTCGGCTTACTTGATGAAACCTTTACCCCGGGTTGCGGAGAAGATATAGACTTTTGTATTCGAGCATATAACGCCGGTTATAGTATACACCAAGTACCTGAAGTAAAGCTAGACGGAGTCGTGGGCACTAATAAAGTTGCTGGACCTTTTCCTATATT